ATGAAAACAAGTGATGCATTTAAAAAGACAATCAAGTCTTATCTCGAACAACGGGCAAAGGAAGATGAATTGTTTGCCGTTTCCTATGCCAAAGAAAACAAGAACATTGATGAATGCTGCAACTTCATTCTGCAGCAAGTACAGAAAAGCGGCTGTAATGGGTTCGGTGATGATGAAATCTTCGGTATAGCCGTTCATTACTATGACGAAGACAACATCAAGGATATCAAGCCTATCAATTGTAATGTAGTGGTGAATCACTCAGTAGAGCTAACGGAAGAAGATAAGAAAGCAGCTCATGAATTGGCCATGAAAAAACTAGTTGATGAACATCATGCTTTGCTCAAGAAGAAGCCAGCGGCTAAGAAGAAAGAAGAAACAGGAGTTGAACAAATGTGCTTATTCTAATATGGGGAAAAGATATCTTAAGGCTATTGCCTACAGAGCGATAGCGGCAAATCGAATTTTAATTTCAAGCGATCTTGATCTTGGTAAATATAGTTCAAGAGATGTTTCTGCTATCGTTAACTATATTGATAAAATATCTGATAGTCTTATTAAGAAGGCGGAACAGTTAGAAAAGCCAGTTAAAATAAAACTATATAAATCGTAGTTATATGGAACTGATAAAAGAACAAATAAGAGTTCATGCGCATAGTGGTTATAGTTCAAGCCCGCACGAATTTACGGATGAACAACTAGACTTTATCATTGCACATGATAGTCAATGTGATAATTGTGGTAAATCGATATACGAGATGTGCGATTTTCCAGAAGTTTTAATTGACAAGGATGAACTCCTTTGTGAAGAATGCTATGATGATGAATATAGGACAACGTGTCCTTTATGCGAGGAGTACTATGAAAAGGAAGATATGACAGATTATTTCTTTATTACAAAAGATATTTCAAAACAGGTGCATAAGCCCGTCGGAATGTACAAAATACTAAAATATCCTTTTTATTATGGAGATTGTATCTCTGGTTTTGATGCCTTTTTTGATGATGTTATTGAAAAAGTATCTGATTTGAATATAGAAGAAGCTTATTCAATTATAAACCCGAATAATAAAGAAGAGGTTCTAATGGATTGTATTTGTCCTGATTGTGCTGAGAAATATTTAAGGAAAGACTACTTTATTAAAGCTGAACCATATTATTGCCTTTTAATGCCCAAAGAACGGAATAGACTCTTTAAAGATTATTCTGATGAACTCCTTCATAGAAAAAGGCAAGATATGATCCATAGAAGAATAACGTTTAGAGGATTATTACAAAAAGCTAATGTAAAGAGACCATGAAACCGAAAACTAAGTTACAGAAACAGGTAGCCGAGTTGAGTACTAAGCTGCCTGCGCTTACAGATAAGCAAAGAAAATGGGCGATTGAGCATTGCTTTGAAAAGGAAGGATACCTCCGCAAAAAATCTGTTTGGTGTACTGAATGTGGTCATACATGGGAACCATTTGAGGGGTCCCTATTATTGCAATTGACAGGCATTGTTTGTCCCCACTGTGGAAAACAACTTAAAATAGAAAGCGGGCTTAAACGAAAGAGTGATATAAGCGAGTATTATACTATTATTACCTGTTTTAAAGGCTTCCAAGTACTCCGGCATTTTGTTGCCCGTAAGACATGCAGAGTTGGCTATCCAGCTCATTATGAGGTTAACGAGGCTGTACAGAATTGGATTACATCGGAAGGGAAAGAGACACTTATGTACCGTTCTACAAAAATGAGCTTCATGTACGTTGATTTATGGGATTGGGGATCACCATTGGAAATCAGGACACGATCTGCGAATAGAATGAAGTATGACATCTTTGCGCAATACATATATCCAGTACGCCGATACATTCCTAGCTTAACGAGGAATGGATTCAAAGGACGCTTCCATGGTATTTCTCCATTAAGCTTGTTTAAAATGTTACTTTCAAATAGCAAGGCTGAAACTTTAATCAAGTCTAGACAATACTCGCTATTAAAGTACTTACGTAATCATGGCGATATTAATTGCTGGCCATCAGTGAGAATCTGTCTTCGCAACAACTATATCGTGAAAGATGCTTCAATGTGGATTGACTATATCCTAATGCTTACTAATCTAGGAAAGGATGTACGTAATGCTAAATACGCCTGCCCTAGTGATTTAAGAACTGCACACGATAAAGCCCTTAAAAAGGTTCAGGATATTAAAGCTTTGAGACAAATAGAAGAGAACCGAAAAGATGCTGCAAAATATGAGGATCAATATCGCAAAATGAAGGCTAAATTTTTAGGCCTTGAATTTACTGATGGATTGATAAAAATTGCAGTGCTACATAGTGTGCAAGAGTTCTTAGAAGAGGGAGCTACAATGCACCATTGTGTATTCGGTGCCCAATATTATACTAAGGAAGACTCTCTTATCCTCTCTGCCCGCATTAACGACAAACGCATTGAAACCGTTGAAGTGTCTTTGAGGACGCTTGATGTGGTCCAGTCCCGTGGCGTTTGCAATAAGAGTACGGAATACCACGACCGGATAGTTGGGTTAGTAAAAAAGAACATAAATCTCATTCGTCAGAAAATGACGGCATAAAGGTACTAAGTAAATGGATGGATATACATTAACGGAGAAGATGAGAAAAGCACGTAGAAGTTTCAGGTTTACCGCAGTCGAACAAGCCCTTTTCTATGAACTAGTGGCTATTTGTAATGGCGAGGACTGGAGGGACATCTTTGATTGCTCGAACATTGAACTCTGTTGTGCACTAAGCATCAGTGAAAAGACTTTAGTTAAAGCCAGGGAAACATTGATTAATGCGGGATTATTCTACTATAAATCGGGTAAGAGTAAAAGAGCTGTTTGTTCTTACTCCTTTATAAAACCGCTTAGAACTACCGGAAATATTCCGGTAGATAGTATAACCGATGAGGGAGCCAATAGTACAGCCAATAAGGGAGCCAATAGTACAGCCAATCCTTCAGACTATATTAAAACTAAAACAAAAACAAAAAATTCTCTCTCCCCCACGCGTGCGCGAGAAGGTCATGCCGCTGGAGATTTATTCCCGGATAGTGATGTATTTGAAAAATCGCTAGAGGAATGTTTCGATGAGCTAAGAGCAAATCAAAGCTGGAAAGAAACCTTTTGCATGAACATTCGGATACGAGATAAAACTTTTATGCCGGCTGATTTTGACCAGTACTTGCAGAGCTTCTTCCGTAAGCTTGCTAACGAGGGCGAGACTAAAAAAGCGCCCAAAGACGCTATGAGCCACTTCGCACGATGGCTGGATATTGAACTTAAAAACAAAAAAGATGGAAAAACAAATCAAAAAGGATCCGATACAGCTAGTGGGGAACCTGTTAAAGTCCGCTCGATCAGCATCCCATGAGGAATACACTCCGGAGCAGCTGAAAAAGATACGCCAAGATCAGACGGATAAGTTCCTGTTGGCTTGCCAGAAAGAATGCCCCTCCTTCTCAGTCAGCGACATGAACCGGAATCTGATAAATGAAATATTCCTGTATGCCAACGGACGAAGTCAGGTTTTTGATTCCGCTAAAGGTCTTTGGCTGTATGGCCCTGTGGGTACCGGGAAATCAACGATTATTCAGATTTTGCGTACTTATGATTTTCTTTCAAAATTAGACGATATCGGGTGGAAATCTTCCGGAGGTTTTGGCATTGTATCCGCTTCTATGGTGTCTAACCAATTCGCTCGTAAAGGGCTTGATGGCATTGATCGGTACGCCTACAACAATGGCAAACCTGAAACATGGGCTTTCGATGAAGTTGGTCGGGAACCAAAGCCGACGAAGTACTTTGGCACGGAAATGAACGTGATGCAGTTCGTCTTTCAAACTCGGTATGAGTTCAGGTGCAAATGCTTGACGCATGTAACCACTAACATGTCTCCGGAAGATATTACGCCCAAATACGGTGATTATATCGCCGACAGGGTGAATGAGATGTTTAATGTTGTCGAGATAAAGGGAGAAAGCAGAAGATAAAACAAAGGCGGCCTGTACACCACTACAAACCGCCCGTTATAAGCCATAAAGCCTATTCAAACACACCACAAATATAAGAAAAACTTTATGACTTATGGTAAGTGCTGCGGTAAATAATTACATAGGGAAAAGATATGATCGATGGTTGGATTATGCATCATACCATTGCGGAATCGTAGGTATTCCGGATGAGGCTAACGATGTGCTGAATGAAGTATTATACTCACTATTGCAGAAGAGTGACAAGCTGCTCGAACGATTGCTCTCAACGAAAAAGAACGGTTATACAGAGCTTGACTTCTTTGTGCTGAGAATGATTAAGCTTAATGCTACTTCGCCCACGTCTCCATATCAGAGTAAGTACAAGCGTATTCCTTCGGATGATAACGTGGACTATACAGCGATTGAGATTGAAGATGCTCAGGAAGATGATACTGATATTTCGGGAATAGTTTTGGAAAGGATGCACCAGCTTCGTGATGTATTTGAAAGCCTTGATCTATCCCCTCTTGCAAAGCGAGTGTTTGAGTTCCATTTCTTTCAAGATAGTAACTTTTCCGATTGGGATGGTGAGGAAACTCCGAAGCAATTGTACGAGATATACAATAAAGTGCAATCCTTGATCAAGAGGAAGTTGTCGGGGGAGTTTATCTTTTGATGGTGGTTCATGTGGTGCAACAGATAGCGCAACTAGTAGTCTTTGTTGATGAATTGATTGTTAAGATGAACGTATTCTTTTTAATAAAACAGTTAATAATGAGCTTATTTGATGTAAAAGAGGTGCAAATAAGAACACTGTATATAATTTATATGTTATATTTGTATACTAATTAATTATAATAGAAAATAAGTCATGGCATACAGTGTTTTAGATGTAGCTAATAAAATATTGGCATATGGGGCAGAACGTGATGGAGGGGAGTTGATATCAAATCTTAAACTTCAAAAGTTGTTGTATTATATGCAAGGCTTTTATTTAGCTTATTTCCATGAGTCTCTCTTTGATGAAGAAATTGAAGCTTGGCAATATGGCCCAGTAGTTCCAGTTGTGTACGAACATTACAAGGATAATGGAAGTGCTGGAATTTCGCCGAGTGGTCAATCTCTAATTTTCAATTTGCCAAAAGAAGAAACTTTGTTTAATGAGGTCTTTAGAGTTTATGGTGATTATTCTGCAATTGGTTTGATGAATCTTACGCATAGTGAAATGCCTTGGAAATCGACAAAAATAGGAGATGTTATAGAAAAACAGAAGCTAAATTCTTTTTTTGGGAAAAGACTTAAATAAATGGCGAAAAAAAAAGAAAAAAAAATTGCTATAAAACCTTTGCAAAATAATACTAAATGTTTAGATAAAAAAGGTTTGGATAGTATTGAATATCCTCTATTTTGCTTTCAATATCTTCAAGATGATTCTATCAAGAAATGTAGAGATAGTGAATTCCTTTATAACTTTTTAATGAGATTGAAGAAGTTATCTGAAATAGGATGGAAAGAAATTTATATATCTCCAAAACATTCATTTGGAACAGAAAAGATCCCTGTTAAACAAATAAAACCTCAATTGCCACCTTCTATAACCCCTGATATTACAGAATTAACGGTTTTTAGAGCTAGTGGAGATAACAGACCATTTTTGGGTTTTCGAACAGAAAATGTTTTCCACGTTGTTTTTATAGAAGCTGCCATTAACGATATCTATGATCATGGGTCAAAGTAGCGAAGTTGGGCTAAAATATAATTATCTGTAACGAAATATAGATATATTCATCATTATTAGTGCCCTTATCGGCATGTCCCGACATACTGCACTTTAAAACGTATAAAAAAAGCCTTCCTTTTTATATTTTACGATAAAAAGGCATGGAAGATATAAAGCTGGATCCAAAGAACTTTCGCATTCATAACGACCGGAACAAAAATATTATTCGTAAGAGTCTAGAAGATTGTGGTGCCGGTCGTTCTGTACTGATAGATAAAGAAAATTACCTGATAGCCGGCAACGGCGTCTACGAAGAAGCAAAGTCATTAGGTATACCGGTACGAGTTATTGAAACTAACGGGAAAGAATTAGTTGTTGTAAAACGTACAGACCTCTCCCTTGACGATAATCGGCGTAAACTCCTCGCACTTGCAGATAACCATGCTTCCGATACTTCCGAATTTGATATGAACTTGGTTATAGAGAATTTCTCTGAAGACATATTAAAAGATTGGGAGTTCTCTTTAGATGATATTGACTTCGGAGATGAATTACCCGCTTCCACATCAAAACCGAATAATCTTGCTGAAAGATTTATCATTCCTCCTTTTTCCATCCTGGATACAAAACTGGGAAGATGGCAGGAGCGCAAACGAGATTGGCTATCTCTAGGAATCAAAAGTGAAGAGGGACGAGATAAAGAAATTACCTACTCACACTCGGCCCAAAATCCTGCTATTTATGAAGTACGCAACAGAATGCGTGAAAAGCTTGGTTATGATCCGTCCTGGGATGAAATAACAGAGTATTGCCAAAAGCACAATATCTCCATGCTGGATGGCACGTCTGTCTTCGATCCTGTTCTTTGCGAGCTTGCCTACCGTTGGTTTAATATTTCTGAAGGGATTGTTCTTGATCCTTTTGCCGGTGGTTCCGTACGTGGTATCGTTGCCTCTAAATTGAGATATTGCTATAGAGGCGTTGATCTTCGTGCTGAGCAGGTTGAGGCGAACTATAAAAATGCTAAGGAAGTATTGCAACATAAATTAGGCTATTCTCCAATAGACCCGGCATGGAGATGTGGTGACAGTTGCGATGTGGATAAACATTTTGAAGGATTGAAAGCTGATTTGATCTTTAGTTGCCCGCCTTATGCTGACCTCGAGGTTTATTCAGACGATCCGAAAGATCTGTCAAATATGAACTATGGAGATTTTCTTACTGCGTATCGGAAGATCATTCTAAAAAGCTGTGCTATGCTTCGTGATAATCGTTTCGCCATATTTGTAGTTGGTGAAGTACGAGCAAAGAATGGAGCATATTATAATTTCGTCGGTGATACGATAAGTGCCTTCATAGAAGCGGGGTTACATTATTACGATGAAATGATACTAGCTACTCAGATAGGCTCTTTAGCTATGCGTGCAGGCAATCAATTCAACCATTCCCGGAAGATAGGAAAGACGCACCAGAATGTTCTTGTGTTCTTCAAAGGAGATATGAAACAGATTCCTTCATTATACCCAGAGCTTGATTTACGTGAAGAAGATTTAATTGGAGAAGATATTTAACGCAAACTTGTGTGAGATGGAACCCTGAAAGAATATGAAGGGCAATCGCGATGCTTGGATGTTTTTCTTCGAAGTACAAGAAGATAGGGGTTCCTTGGATTTAACAACTAGCTTTGTCGGCATGAAATAAAACTATGCCGGCATGCAAACAATAACATTTATGATTTACAAAGAAGTACTTGAAAAGAGACTGATTCGCAAGAAAGAGCAGCCGGTCAATTTAGAAGGAATGGTGAACAGCGGGACCGAGGTTGCCGGGGTTGATAAGCGCAAATACATTGAACTAAAGGCCGCAGTCAATGAATTAGAGAATTGTGTTGATATTGCGGAATCAATGATGAAATTAGAAGGAGATTAACATCTTCCACAGTTTTTTTTTCTTTTCTTTTTCCTTTCATCAAGTGATTTTATGAATTTTATATTTTTTAAAACCTTAATTGCAGCTTTTGATTCAATCAATTTTAGTACTTCATTTATATCCACTTCGGAATCAATCTCTGCAGGAAATTTGCCTTTTTTCTTCCTTATGAGTATATTCATCACCGATGGTGGTAGCTCCGAAAATGGAATAGATATTTGTTCTTGACTATCGGTTAGCGGTAAATATGAATATTGAGCCTGAACTATATTCTCTTCCCATAATTTCGCTTCATAGCTATATAAGGTATTTTTATGGGGAGCTTTTTCTCCTTCAAACGGAAATTTGAAGTGCCTTTCCCAAAGATCTGAGTTTGTACTATTTTTTATTGTAAGATATTTTAGGGGAATATCTTGCGAGTGTAATGGAGATTTTATGCCCCATTCTAATACAGAATCAATAACAAAAACTGTATCTACGGTCAAAAATCCTCTATCCGCATCAGGACCACTAATAAAAATAAGTTTGGATTCAGGCTGCAAATAATAACCTTTTCTCGAACTTCTTTTTAATTGTGAAGCATGACAATATGAATATATCCATGGGTTATTAAAAACGAAAGGATCTTCATTCCCGTCATGAACATCATCTACAAAGATTTGCCCTTCCCAATCATGGATGATTTTGCTATTATTATACATAACCGTTGCTAATGCTTTTACCTTTTCTCTTTTAGGGTGAAAGATGATGTAGTTTGTTGCTTTTTTCATAATAATTTTAAATTTAAAGTACGGTAGACAAAGTTATATTTTATATTTTAATAAAAAAGCAATGGCAAAGTATAATAAAAAGATAGTTGAGGATATCTGTTCGCTCATACGTACCGACAGTTATACTATTGCCGAAATATGCGAAAAGGTAGGAATCGTCAAAGATACATATTACTGTTGGCTTAAAACAAAATCGGACTTTTCGGACGCTATAAAAAAGGCCGAAGATGAATTTAATGACTTAATAGTTGCTGAGGCTAAGAAATCCCTTGTAAAGATGATCCGAGGCTATACAGTCCAAGAAAAGCGAACCGTGACAGCTGATACCGGAAAGAAAGATGATAATGGAAAACCTATTGTCAGAGTAAAGGAACATGTTGTTGCTGATAAACATTACCAACCGGTTCCGGCAGCCGTAATTTTTGCTCTTACCAATCGTGACCCTGATAACTGGAAGAATAGACAGGAGAATAAAGTATCCGGTGAAGTAGGTATTAAAAGCAGTTTGGAAAGTCTGTCTGATGAAGAACTTCAAAAGATTGTGGATGGAGACGCCGACTGATAGGGAGATATTAATTCGTAAGGCAGAAGCTGCAATCATTCTGCGCAAGCGAGAGGCCCGGAATAACTTCTGGGCTTATTGCTTATATATGGATCCGAAGTTCTTTACTAAGCGCCCATTTTTAAAACTGGTGGCTGATGCGTTTATGCGGGTTTTTCTTGCTTATTCTAACAATGTGATTTATCGGCTTGCTGTAAGTATGCCACCTCGAGCTGGAAAATCTTACATAACGTCACTTTTCATTAGTTGGATGTTTGGGCACTTCCCGGAAGAGTCGGTTATGCGTAATACTTGTGCTGATCCGCTATATAATAAACTGTCTTATGATACACGTGATATCGTTCGTTCGAGAAAATTCAAAGAGATTTTTCCTGAAATCAAACTAAAGAATGATAAACAGAACGTTCACGGCTGGAGTATCGAAGGTGCTCGCCAAGTTTCGTATTTCGGTGCGGGTGTTGGTGGAACAGTTATCGGTTTTGGTGCTTCAATGTTGGCCGTAACCGATGACTTGTATAAATCATTAGAAGACGCTCTCTCTGACAATAACAACGAGAAGACTTGGAGTTGGAAACAAGGTACCCATGATTCACGTATTGAAGGAAACTGTTGTTCTATCGACATTGGTACCCGTTGGTCCGCGACGGATGTGTTAGGCCGTTTGGAAGAGTCTAGGAATGGAAAGTATTACGATGAAATTATTCGTATTGCGGCTTTGAATGAGAATGATAAATCTTTCTGTGAAGATGTGCACACAACTGAATATTATCATGATCTTCGTTCAGAGACGGAAGATAGTATTTGGATGGCTGAATATATGCAGGAACCGTATGAGGCTAAAGGTTTGCTCTTTCCGAAGTCAGCTCTTAAACGTTTCAAATTAGCAGATGTCAAAGGACGGCAACCTGATGGTAGAATTGGAGCAACAGACGTTGCGGATGAAGGAGATGACTATTTCAGCTCACCGTTTGCTGATGTATTTGGTACGGAACTTTATATCACTGACGTTGTATTCACAAAAGATGCAGTTGAAATTACTATGCCACGCTTAGCGCAGATGATCTTAGATACTGCATGTGACCAGATGCGTATTGAATCAAATAACGGTGGACGTATCTTCTCGATCGGTGTCCGTAAAGAAGTACAGGCAAAGGATGGCAAGTGTATCATTCAAGCTCGGCCAACGACCAAGAACAAGGAAACTCGTATCTTGATGAAGTCGGGTTGGGTAAAAGCGCATATTCATTTCCTTGATGAATCAGAATATGCCAAGGGTTCCGACTATTGGTGGTTCATGAAATATCTCACATCTTACAAGAAAGAGGGCGACAATAGTCATGATGACGCACCTGACAGCGTAACAATCCTCGCAGAGTTCTTTGAATCACTTGCAGGAAATATTAAGGGTGAGCAGAAAAGAAAAGTGGCCAGAGGGACGGGGATTAGATAATTTTCATGTTTTTTTTATTCTATAATTAAAATATATTATATATTTGCAATGGCACAGATAAAAGTGACTCTATAGTAGAGTCGTTGGGAGGTATTCTCCTTTCTGTGCTTTTTTTTAGTAAATATGGGTGTTCGTTCTTCATATGTCACTCTAATAAAGGTCATTCCATTTGGAGATTCTTTATTTGATGAAAAAATAGTTTATTCAGATAGATTTAAAACTATTTTTAATAACTCTAAATGCCTTTCTTTTTATCAAAAAAATAAGAAGATAAGTACTTTCCCGAAAATTGATGGCCTTGGATATGTTTGCCTAAATGATGTTGATGCATTATCGTTAAACAGGTATTCTTATGAAAAAGATACTAAATATAATGATAATGACTTCGATTATTATTATGGCGAAGACGATGACGAATATAGTCATTATGGCCATCCTAATGATTATTATTCATTCTCTCTTTTTGTAAAAAACAAGTATTCAAAGGATGATCGATTAAATTATTATTTTTTCGAATTGAAAGAGCCACTGATAGTTTCTGCTTATAAAGATGGAATTAAAGCTAAGGGGAAAATATTTATTCATTTTTATCCATTTGGATGTGTAACTATTATTGCAGCGCTCTCTTTGAAAGGAATAAAAAACTTAAATCAAGAAGAGCTAGAACTAAGCATCTCAAAAATTAGTCCTAATAAAATAAAGCAAGAATGGGAATGGAGATGTAAGTGGGGTAATATGTCATTGAGTGATATAATATGGAATGTAGAAAAAAGATTGAATACTTCCCTGTTTTTAAACAATTATAAGCTTGATCTAACATCAAAATGGGATAAAGCGTATTCTTATACATTGATAGATAAAAAAAAGGAGGATGCAAATTATGGATACAATGAAAATTGCACAAAAGTTTTTATAAATAACAAATTAGTGCTTAAGAATGAACTTACGGAATCTCCAGATGATTGGCATGTCAGACAATATCGGCTTAGAACATACTGGAGAATTATAAGATTGCAAGAGTTAGTATTAATAAAAAAAGAATTATATCTTAAATACATCGGTTATTTAGATTCGGAAATATTAGGAATGAGAGATTATCGTTTAGGTAGTTTGAAATCAAAGTTCTCGCCAGAATATATTAAAAAGACGACTACTTACGATAAACAATTAGCAGCTTTTATAAGGTATTTGGATGATGTTATTTTATCATCATCCTCACGGTATAAATTTTTCTATTTTAAAATATGTGATATTTACAATTTAAATAAATTGCGAGATAGACTTTTAATATCTCAAGAAAAATGGGTCGAAGAATGTAGTAATTTTAAAAACACTTTAATAAAACTTCTTACTAAAATAATTTCGATAATTAAATAGTCATACTTTTTGTAAAGAATTGGATTATATTCTTTCTTCTTTATATTTTAAGAGAAAAGAATATGCCAGACATTTATTCTATTCTCTTAAAAAACAAAGATAACTTCGGGCATGCTGTTAGTGAGCTGTCTGTTGATACGATTGAGAACCGCACACCAGTAGAGTACAAAGAAGAGTATAACGGTGATCGTAGGCGTCGTAAATCATCTGTTGGTTGGCGTGAGCCTAAAAGATTGGAAGTCTATTCCGATACGATTGTAGATGCGAAAGGTGATCCAATTCGCCTTGATGATAAGATCGTAGATGTTGCCCGTATTGTGACTAACTTTCCAAAGAAAACAGTTCGTACGGCAGCCGCCTTCATGATGGGTGGTAAAATGAACATCACTGCCGATAATCAGGATGATGGTTTCAATGAGTTTAAAAACGTCTGGACTAAGAAACTCAAAATGCAATCAGTCCTGAAGCGCTTCGCCCGTAAGGTGATGTCGGAAACGAAAGCCGCCATTATCTTTTACCCTGCAATCTCCGTACATTGGAGTGGTGCCCAAAGCACAACACTTAAATGCAAGATACTTTGTCTCCCCGATAAAGATAACGTGCTATATGAATTCTATCCGCATTTCAATGATGATGATGATATGGACGGGTTCATACATCGTTACCAAGTATTGTCTGATGATAATATGGTCCGTGAACGTGCTGTTATCTGGACAAGAGATAAGATCATAACCGGCATTCAAACATGGGGTGGCTGGGATGTGAAAGAAGTCATAAATCCTTTTGGCCTTATCCCGGTAGTTTACGCAGAAATAAACTCTCCGGTGTGGGATGAAGTTGCCCCCATGATGGATGCTCGTGAGATGAGGCTGTCTCGTATGGCAGATACGAATGATTACTTCTCGGAACCAATCCTTAAAACCTTTGGCGAAACAGACTTGCCGGGAAAAAACACCGTTGGAAAAGAACTTTCATTTCCGGTTAAAATTGATCAGGACACCGGTAAGGAATATCATGGTGATGCAGATTATCTCGCATGGCAACAGTCTATTGAATCTGTAAAGGAAGAGCTTAGCGAGACACGTAACGAGCAATTCAGCGGTACATCACAGCCTGATCTCTCATTCGATAACCTAAAGGGCATCGGAAATATATCAGGCGTTGCAAGACGGTTTATGATGATCGATGCAGAGATCATGGCCAGTGAAAACATGGAGGTGTTCGGTCCGGCAATTCAACGTTGTGTCTCTATCATATCAGCGGGTATCGCTAATATCACCAACATCAAATACCGCCAACAGCTTATTGATAATTGGATTAATGTATCCTTTGAATCTATCCTTCCGAAAGATCCGGCAGAAGATGCAAATGTATTGAGTATTGCGAATGGTGGCAAGGCATTCAACTCTCAGCAGACGGTTGTTTCTAAGTCTCCTCTTACACCTCCGGGCGATGTTGAGGGAGAGCTTAAACGTATGGAAGAGGACGAGAAGAAAGAAGCCGATCGAAACAATATGGTTGGACTTACAATGGGAGGTACTTACTAATGGCTCAACCATTATCATTCTATGACAGGCAGCATGTGCAGAAGCTTTTGAAGCAACAGAACGATGTTTCTAAGATCTTTAATCGTTTCTGCATGTCAGTATCACCCGATCTTAAACATTGGAGCGATACGGGAAACAAAAGCGTATGGGTGCGTAATAGTGCTGTTGAACAAGCTATCGACCGGGAACTTATAAAACTGCAATCCGATCTAACAACTGTAGTTGGCTCATATCAGGATGATGCTTTCGATAGATCAAATAGGAAGAATGATGATCTCGTCGATTTGTATATTCAGGGCATGGCATTGAACCAGATGTTGAAACAAGGAATGTTTGCCCGCAATATGGATGCTCTCGTAAGCTTGCAACAGCGTGTTGACAATGGGATGAATCTCAGCGATAGAGTTTGGAACGTGGCCGATCAGACGAAGACACAACTTGAATTCTATCTAAAGAGTGGATTGGGTGCAGGTCGTAGCGCATCGCTTATAAGTCAGGACGTACGACAGTTGCTGAACGAACCGGACAAAAGGTTTCATCGTATCAGAAATGATAAAGGTGAGATGGTGCCATCCCGACCAATGAAAGACTACCATCCAGGACGGGGACAATACAGATCATCAAAACAAAATGCTTTGCGTCTGGCCGCTACCGAGACGAATATCGCTTATAGGCGTACGGATCATGAACGGTGGATAAATCTTGGCTTCATCTTGGGCATAGATATACAACGTTCTCCATCAGCAAAAGAACCGTGCAAGATATGTGATCCATTAGCCGGGCAATATCCAAAGAGCTTCTTGTTCACCGGTTGGCATCCTTTCTGTATTTGCTTCGCCACTCCTTTACTTATGAATCCTGAAGAGTTTGCCGATTATCTATTAACCAAGCAGCTACCAGAGAATAAAATCATTCGAGATATCCCTCAGAACGCAAAGGATTACATAGAAGATAACTTTGATTCCATCAACGCTTCACAGCCTTATTGGTTACAAGATAACTTCGGAGGAGATGCTTCAAAAGCTTTAATATAAGCCCGTTAAGTCTTGGATAAGTAACCTTATCTCCGCAATATTGCATAACCAAAAATGAATAAAGTTATGCAAAATGAGGATTTATTGGAAGCCGCTTTCTGTTCGGGATACGAGCCGGAAGATGACATTACTTGGGAACAATTACTGTATGAAGCAAGGCAATGGATAACAGACCTTACAAAGTAAATCAGAGCAGCTGTAACAGGCTGCTTTTTTTGTGCGAAAAAGTTTCCCTGTCTTTATATTTTAAAGGAAAAAGTATCAATCAAAAAACATTGTTATGACAATCCTGGAATTAATACAAGCTGAATGCCGAGCTAAAGGCATAAACGAAAAGCATGCTGAGAGAATTCAGAAGATTTTCAATATCGAAAAAGAAGATGGTATTGGGATGTATGTCTCCATGTTCAAAGACAATCTGCTTCCTGATATTGAGACTGCTGAAAAGACGAAGGCCGATGCTGAAAAAGCCGCAAGAGAAGCTGCTATTGCTGAGTATGAAAAGGCTCACAACCTCAAAGATGGCAAACCTATCGAAGAAGGGGGCGCTCCTGAAGATAAGTTTAAGGGACTGGACCCGACAATCAAACTATTGATTGAAAATCAGAATAAGCAGCTGGATGATATGAAAAAGCTTATTGAGGGCAATCAAAAGACTATTGCAACGACAGAGAAAGCAACAAAAGCCAAGTCTCTTGTTTCTGACGCAAAATTGCCTGTATCATGGTTGGATCGTGTTAATCTTGATTCTGAGATCTCTCTCGAGGATCAAGTGAAAGCACTTGGCGAGGAATATACAAAGATCCAGCAGACAGCCATTGATGAAAAGGTGGCCAATGGTGAATATCATGTTGGCAGCTTCCAGCCTAAGGACAGATCAGAAGCAGACTGGGCAAAACTGATGGATAGTGATGTAACCCCCAATAATCCGGGAACGGTAGACTTGGGACTTAAATAATTAACTCCTAAATATTTTATTCTATGTATCTAAAAAGAGAAAGAGAATTCCAGTACCATCCCGGAATTGAGAAAATCATCGAGGATGTGATCGGCGGCGGAACAATTGCCAGAGCTGATCTAGTGACTGCTATCTTTAGCGGTAGACCTTTGGACGAACTGCCCCCGCTGGTCATCGTTGTAAGAGATGAGACCACAGGCGTTTATCATGTGCTTAAAACGGCCAGTGTACGTGCCGTGGCCGCTGCTGATGCCGTGGCTTATCAAGTCAAAAAGAACCATTTGTTTGCCGTAGGTGACGCAGTTACCATTGGAGGTGATTACACGAAAGCGGCTGATGTTATCTCGGCAATCGATAAATCAGACAATGCTTTTGATACTATTACACTAGCGGGAACTATCGGTGCCGCCGCCATTGGTGCGGTGCTTGTACAGGCAAAAGAAAAAGCTGCTGCCGGTGCTGCTGTTCCTCTGCATGGAAGTACTTCTTCCGAGCTACCAATCACGATGAACAAGGTCAACTTAACCATTGCCAATCAATCGTCGGGATTGCTGGTAAGAGGTACCGTAAACGGCTCTGTTATGCCATTCCCGATTGACACAGCCTTGAAAGCTCGTCTGACGGCACAGGGAATTCGTATTGTATAATCTGTAAATATTCAATAGATGGAAAGATCATTAATTAAACAAGTGAACCAAAAGAACATGTCGGCTCGTCTGAATACCAGACATGTAAAGCCAATGTATTTCCCGAACTTCTTCGGGGTGAAACAGAAATCATCTCTTAAATGGGAAACCCTCGTAGGAGAAAAAGGCGCTCCGGTCATCGCTGATATCGTGAGCTTCGATTCTTCCGCTCCTCAAAAGACGCGTGAAGTAGTAAGCAAGCTTTCAGGCGATATCCCAAAGACTTCTGTAAAGCGTGGTATGAACGAAAGCGATTACAACGAATACATGCAGTTGCAACGTGATGCGCAGGGCGATGCTCAGCAAATGGAGGTGTTGAATCTTGCCTTCAAGGATGAAGATTTCGTTTACAATTCCGTTCGTGGACGTTTCGAATGGTGGTGTATGCAGCTGATGTCAAAAGCCGGTTTCCATTTGACAGCTCAGAATAACAATGGTATCGTGACTGCTGAATTTGTTGGATGTGGAATGCCTTCCGTAAACAAGAAAGTATCGGCTGCTGATTGGGCAACCGTATCTACTGCAGATGGTTTGCAGGACATTGATGATGTGATCACAGCAGCTTCTGCCGATGGTATCACAATCAAGTATGTTGTAATGCATACGGCTGATTTCGCATTGTTGAAGAAACAAAAGGCCACGATTGACAAAATCAAGGCTTGGGTAAACCAGACATCTAAGATTATTATCACTAAAAAGGTGATTAACGAGTATTTGTCTGAACAGGAAATCCCGGTACAAATCTTGACTGTATCTCCTGCAGTGCGCATTGAAGATAAGAGCCATAAGCGTAGAACAACCAACCCGTGGGAACGCAAACGCATCTGTTTCTTGGAAGATATGAATGTAGGTGATATCCAACACGGACCGATTGCGGCAGAAGCTTCCGAGTCTATCAAGAAAAAGGCTATCATGGTGAAGAAAGACTTCGTTCTGGTATCCAAATTCTCTACGGAAGAGCCATTCAAAGAGTGGACGAAGGCGGAAGCAAACGCTTTCCCGGTTGTGAATGATCCTGATGCTATGTATATCCTGAAAGCTGACGGTACAGCATGGGCAACGAATGAAGATACGGAAGGCACCGACAATGTGCCCGCTTCATTCCTTGGTGAAGAGGTTGATCCTGAATCTAACAAGGTAGAAGAGTAATGAAAACAATCCGGGATACTGTACTTGGCTTTCCGGGCGTAGCTGACGCAGAGGAATTCTTGGACACTGTATTAGTTGACCGCTCCTTAGATAGGGCGGCCAATTATACCGCTTCCAATAAATCAGTTGTTCGTCTTGCTGCTGCCGATGTATATTCCATGATTGGCGGGCTTCCTGATTTTAGCGAGAATAAGTTATCAATGACTTATCCTCGTTCATGGTATACTCAGAAAGCGAAAGAACTCTATGCCGAGAATGGAGAACCTGAAAAAGCGGCTAAACTCGGAAAGAATATCAAAGTACCCAGAGGTAAAGCATCAAGATCATGGTAAAGCGCAATGCACATACGGCAATAGTAACTGTTCCGGGTTCTGGTGGTGGTATAGTCAATGGTGAATGGATAGAGGGCGGCCAACCGACCGAACTCGAAATAAAAGGGCATTATGATCCCGTGAATAACGCTCGTGTAGTTATCAAAAAGAACTCTCTAGGCAATGAAAAAGAGGTTCATGGTGAATTTTACACGCATTCAAAGGCAGATAAGACGGCTAGTCATTTGGTTGTTGCCGATATAGGCGTAGACGTTGATATAATTTCTTGGGAACAGTATCAATCACATTCAGTAATATACGTATGAGTAATAGTAGCGGTTTAACGCCCATGTTTTCCAATGATGATCTCGACCAATGGTTTGGAATCTTCCAAGAGAAAGCGGAAGAAAGTATTATCCTTCTCCTTAAGGCTACCGGTGAGAAGTTTGTCAAGTATGCACGTGAGCTGCACACTTACGAAGATCAAACCGGAAATCTTCGTTCTTCAATCGGATATATAATCGTTCATGATGGAGAAATGCTTTTAGAGGATTTTAAAGAATCTGATAAGGGCACTGAAAAGGCTAAAGGAGTATCAACGGCTAGGCAATTGGTTGAAAATATTGCATTAACATATTCCCAGGGAATGATACTGATTGGAGTGGCCGGAATGCAATATGCGGCTGCCGTTGAGGCTAAAGGTTATGATGTTGTAACAGGAGCTTGCAGTCAGGCAGAAGCATATATGCGTAAGGCAATACAGGAAACCATTAAAAAAGCGTCATAATGGCTGATGAATTTGACATAATAGACTATGTGTATGATGCTGTAAATGCAGCCAATACCGGAATGACTATCTACAAGGATAATTCCATTACAGGCGAGACGAATAATCATATTGTGATCAATCATCTGAACATAAACAGTAATGATGACGAGACAATAGATTTCATAGCCGTATTGCCTGTCAATGTGAATGTCTTCGTGAAGCTGAGCCCTAACGGCATGATAAACCGTACTGTCATGAAAGCGGCAGTGCGTGCTATTCGTGCTTCTCTCAAAAATATATCCACTACCGACGGACAATACCGCCATGCTCATATCGCTTGGGAAGGGCGTATTGAATCGGCTAAAGATGGATTTGATTGTATGAATATTAGATTAGATTTTGAAACAGATAAATAATTAAAATTATGGCAGTAACAAATGCAAGGCCCATCGCAATGGGCGTTTCTAGGATTGCTTATGGAACCGTTGGAGACGGAGTTCCGGCTACAGAATTCACCCCACTTCCACTCCCTACTAAAAGTTCAGTGGCGTTTAACTTCCAAGATCCTAAGGAAGTGAAGATTGAAACAGAGGGATCAATAGATCCATTCTATGTTGTCTTGACTAAGGATTCAACGGATTACATCGAATTTTCCATTCCAACGCCATCGAATGATATTCTTTTGGCCATGATGGGAGGAACACTTGACGGAACGGCGGATAAATGGTCTGAGCCTACTGAACTGGCTGATATAAACAAGTCTTTTCAGATGGATACACAGGTTCGCAACGGTAAGAAAGTACAGTACACTATCGTTAACGGCAAGATTGCCGCTAAGTTGTCTCAGGCTCCCGGAGCTGAACAGCCGGAGTTGCTTTTGATCCGTGTATATAAGCAGGCAGCTATCACGGCGGACGGAGTAAAAAAAGCGGCATTCACTCGTGAGGTGTTGTAGATCGTTGTATTAATTAGGTTAGGTTTGAGGGCCGGGTTGTTTTATCCGGCCTTTTTATTAAAAGAATATTATGATTAGATACTTAGCACAAATAGAATCAGAGACAATCACCGAACAGGCGATTAAGATTGATTTTGATTTCAGCAATAGAGAATCAATACCGGATGGAGAGGATCCGGGTGATAGCATCATTATTAACCCTATTACTTGCCGGACATGGTTCAGGATAAGGCCTCTTCTTTTGCAAATTGACGAAGAAGATCTGGGGAGGATGATTGAAAAGCAGGGCGTGATAAACGAAAATCTTCCAGAGATAATGGACAAATATGGAGAGCTTCTTATTGACATCGTTTGTCTTGGTATTCACAACAAGAAGAGCGAACCGCCTGCATGGTTCAGGGACGTTCTTATTGATAACAGTACTTGGGAGGATATACGCATCCTGCTTAATGCAATTATCTACCGGATAGGATACTTCCCTTTTTGCAACTCTATCACGACGCTAGCGAACGTGAGCCCGTTAAGGACGGAAGCGGAGATAATAGCCGCTCAAAAGAATTTAATGAGTTGGCAGGACTCAGTCAAGCAAGATTCTTAGTCAATGCGCATGAAGCTTTAGGGCTTACATATAATGAGACGCTGGAAAGCAGCTATGCTCTTATAGAGGCTATGTTACAGGAATACATCTACATACAACGCGAGAAAGAGCGATCAATGAATAGTGGAAGTGATGATAATGGAGACTATGAGTGGGTTGAATTGCCATCCTTTGATGATCCCGGCAAAACGATCAGATACAAAAAATATTATGATGTTGGAGGAGTGATTAAGCCCGGTGAATAGAAAAAGTGAAATTGGATTATATATTACTAGTGAATTTGATAGGTTGTTTACGTAATATTTGATTTTAGATTAGTATGCCCTTGTCTGCTGTGAAGCATGCAAGGGCATAATTTATTATATATTTAAGTTTGACAATCCTGCGTTCAATATCATTTGAGCTAATTCTAGGCCTCCTATTAGTTGAACATTCTCTTTTTTCGCTTTATCTATAGCGTCATCCGTAAATTTGTCAGCTGAAGATATGACCCAATTTATTCTAGAATAGTTATCATTGTTATCTTCATTGCCATCTTCTAACATATCCCGATTTTTATTCTTGATATAATTTGATATTTGATCGATAGCAAAGGAATTTGTACTACCCTCATGAAATTTAACTTGGCAATAAATAATCAACTTAAGAGAATCAAATATTGCTATAACATCAGCATCGCCTTCTTTATATTTTTGATTTTTAGGTGGAATATCAACTGCTGTAGCACCAGTACTTTCAAAATACCGTTTAACCAAGGTTTCTAATTTATCAGGATTTAGAACATCTCTTATTAGTTTTAGAATCTGGGGTGACAAATTTTCAATAATTGTAGAACGAATATTTATGGGCTTTTGCTTTTTGAATGCGTCAATCGCTTTGTTTATACTATCAGAAATATCATTTATAAGCGCATTTGTAGATCGTATTTTTAATCTTGCAGTAAGGCTGGCATCGGCATATTCATATCTGGAGATATTAATTTCTATAGGTTCAACTTCCCATACAAAGCCGAGGTCTATAATTGACCCATCGGCTGTTTTATATAATCCACCTTGGAGACTAAGGCTATTTCCATTACAGTCTTGTAAATTTGCAATAACAATGTTTCCTATTTCTAGAGGCTTTTCACCTACTATTTTGTAAATAGAAAAGGTGCCAGATTTAGGGACAATAATTACATCTCCTTTTTTAAACCCTTCGATAAATCTCCATAAATTATGCCTTGTTTTTTCTTTTTTGTCCCAAATTGAATCACACTTTTTTTCAAAAATAGGCCATCTTTCTTGCCAAGTATTTCCAGCATTTAAAACTGAATCAATAATATCAATATTGATAAATTCAGAAAATCCTATACATAAAAGATTCTTGTCCAATAGTGGATAAGCTACTTCAGCGTGATGAGAAATACGGTGTAACCATGTATTCATAAAGCAAATGAATTAATTATTTGTTTAGCTCAATAAGTTGGGCCATTAATTTAGCGTTATCTTTTTGAAGATTTGCAATCAGATGTTTTTGATAAGCAATCATTCCTTCAATTCTCCCAATTCTTCGACCTTTTTCAAAGTCATTGGCTTTTTCGCTGCTTGGCATGTTTTTGTCGATATTACCAACGCCTGCATTTTCATCTTCCCTGGCCATTGTACTAATGAATTAATGAATAGATAAAAGAAAGGCTATCTCCTCCCTTATTCCGACCAAGGAAACATAACATACTTAACTTTGAGAGGTTATGCAGTAAAGGGACTTGATAGCCTATATTGTATGTACAACATGAGCGTAACAACTCCTCTCAAAAGTAAATATGTATTGTTTCCCTTGGTCTTGGAATACCGCAAAGGTATGCATTCTATAATAAAAATAAAAACTCACCCGATTTATATTTTACTATAAATGATATAACTATGGGTATACAGAATCAAAACAATGCATTGGTTTTTGCTTCCGGAATAGATAATTCGGGGTTGAAGTCAGATGCCGAAGAGGGCAAGAGTATAGTAAAGGGTATGACAGATTCTGTTGTATCGGAAGGCAATAAGATGAATGATGCTTTATCTAATACATCAGGAGCCACACAAGGAATTAGAAGCATTAAGAATGAATCCGAAAGCTTATTTAAGTCATTCAAACCGACTGAAGAATCAGCAAAGAGAATGCGTGAGTACATAACTTCTCTGAATGGGGTTAATATCAGAAGTCTGCCGGAACAAATTAAGAATACGAAAGTCCTAGTAAAGCAAACAGAGGAAGATATTAAGTCTCTTCAACAAACATTCGAAAAAGCAGCTCCGGGAAAAGCCAAGATGTTTGCTTTAAGCGAATTAGAAAAAGCGAAGAAAGTTCTTACGGAAACTAAGGGAGAGCTTGCAAATCTTGAATCTCAACAGGGAAAGACATCCACAACAGCCGGACGTCTCACTTCACAGATTCGGGTTCTAAAAGATGAGATGTCTAAAATGGCTATGGCCGGAGGGCGTGATTCGCAAGCTTACGACGATTTGCGACAAAAAGCCCTGTTATTACAGAGGCAGCTTAATGGCACCAACAAACAAATGAAGATACTTGCCAGCCCAATGGCTAATTTCCAAGGTGTTATTTCAGGAGTGACAGGTCTTACAGGTGCTTTGTCTGCCGGGATGGGCGTAATGGGTTTGTTTTCTAGTGAGAACGCCAATCTGGCCAAGATACAAACTAAGCTTCAATCTGTCATGGCAATCACCATAGGACTTCAACAGGTAGCTACGACACTTAACAAAAACTCACCTTTTCAGCTTGTTACTATGGCCAAGGCGCATAATCTGCTAACTGCCGCCAATACTCGTTTGGCTGTCGCTCTTGGTATCTCGAATGTGGCTGCAAAAGCTCTCATGGCCACTCTTACGCTTGGTGCCACTGTTGTTGTTACCGGGCTAATAGTCGCGTGGAATAAATATAGCTCCCATCAAGAGCAGATGGCCGAAAAACAAAAAGAGATAGAGAAAGAGGTTTCAGACGCTATTAATGGCGCATCCTCAACGATGGCCGAGCAGATGGTTACCCTATACAAGTTGATAGGCCGATGGGACTCTCTTGGAGGTAATCTAAAAAAACAAAAGAAGTTTATTACCGAAAATAAAGACGAATTCCATAAGTTGGGAATATCAGTTAACACCGTTACTGAAGCGGAAAACGTATTGGACGGTAGAACAGAGGCTGTTGTGAATGCTATGATGAAACGAGCACGAGCGACCATTTATGCTAAAATGGCTATGGATGAATACGAGAAGATGGCACGTGGCGAACTGCAAGCGCAACTTATCATGGACGCCGCACCAACTGAAGATGATTACAAGAAGACACGGAAATCAAAATCAGCAGGTACAAGTACGGGGGTGTTCGAAACAACAGAAACCTACATTGATAAATCCGACACTAAGAATGCTGAGGCCAATCGCAAGAAACGTGCAGATAAAGTACGCATAGGTGCACAAGTCCATCTTATCTGGGGTAATAAGGTAATAGATTCAGCAGCCAAATTAGAGAAGACAATAAATGCTGATTTGGAGAAAGCCAAAATCACCCCATTCAATGGTGATGATAGTTATAAGAAAGATGCGGACGCGGCAAAGAAAGCGGCCGAAAAGGCAAATAAGGAAAAAGTTGAAGCAGCTGAACGTATTGGCCAGATAAAGGAAAATGATCAAAAGATTAAAGAGATATACACCCAGGGCGAACTTGATGCTCAGCAGTCCAGAATCAATGCTATGGAGGATGGCTACACCAAACAACAGGCACAAATAGACCTTGACCATAAAAAGAGAATAACTGATGCGGATAAGAAGGCCCAAGAACTTATCAAGATAGCACAGGAGAATGAAGAAAAATTATGGCTCAACAAGCATCCGGATCATGAGAAGAAAGGTGAAGTCTTCACCCCTACCATAAAGACTGTCTCCCAATTGCCTAAGGAACAACAAAATATCATTTCTACCGACAAAAGTAACGCCGATAGAGATAAGATCAAGTCTGAAAAAGATTTATTGAAGTCCTTGAAGGACCAATATCAATCCTATACAGATGAACGTCTCGCTATAGAGAAGAAGTACAATGATGATATTGAAGCCCTAAAGAAAGAGCGAGAAAAAGCACAGGCGCAAGGAGACACAGCACAGGTCGATGTAATAGACAGAAGTATAGGGAAAGCCGATACAGATAAAGGTAAATCTTTAGCATCGGTTGATTTTAAGCAACTCAAAGAGTCTCCGGACTACGTGAGAGCCTTTGAAAACTTGAAGCAATCTTCAACGGAAACGCTTAATTCCCTGCTTTCTCAATTCGAGAACGCAAAACAAGTAGCCGCCGAGACATTAGATCCTGAACAGCTCCGCGAGTATACGAAAACGATTTCTGATATCATGGACGAGCTCGAGAATCGCAACCCGTTCGAAATGCTCGCTCAGCGTAAGTCAGAACTTGCGGAAGCTGAAAAAGCACTCGCAGAGGCTCAGAAAAACATGGATGACGTTAAAGGCGGCAAGAAAGTAGTCGCTAGTACCAGTTATAACCAAAAGACGGGTAAGATAGACAAAACTTATTTGACGGAGGAGAAAGCACTATCCAAACTTAACAAGGCGAAAGCTGAAGTCATACAGAAAGATGCTAATGTAACCAAAGCGGAGAAGAAAGTTACAGAACAAATAAGCGATCTCTCAACCTCTTTAACTGACGTCGGCTCTGCCATTGGAGGAACTGCGGGTGAAATAATCTCATTGGTTGGAAACATAGGCAGCTTTGCTATGTCAGCTATGGATGGCATCAAGACCGTTTCAAATACTACCGCACAGTCTGTCAGTAGCATAGAAAAGGCATCTGTTATTCTTGCTATCATCAGTACCGCTATTCAGCTTGCTACTAAGGTGGCCGAATTAATATCAGGCAAAAGCAAGGAACAAGCCGACACTGAGAAGCTGCAAGGTGTGACAGAGAAGATATCTCAGATACAGGACACAATTAACTCTCTTATCGAAAAACGTATAGACCTTATCAATGCGGCTACGAATGCGGAGAAAGGTTATTTGGCTTCTTTGACACAAACTTCCATCGATGTTCAGAAGAAGTATTATGAACAGCAGTTTGAAAGCTTGTTGGGAAATGATTTCTTAGCAAAGAAAGGTAAGAATAACAACCTTTCATTATCTGAATTAGGTATAAGCTCCATCGAAGAACTGAAAGAGTTCATGTCAAGTAATAATCTCCTTGACTATTTGAACAATGGCTTCGGCATTCGTAATTTAGATGATTGGCAAGAACTGATTGACGCATGGGATGATTTGGCGGATAAAGAAGAAGAGGTTTCCAATGCTTTGTCGGAATCTCTAACCGGTCTGTCCTTCGATGATGCAAAGGATGCTTTGGATGATTTCCTTTTAAGCGCTGATACTACCGAGCAGACTATAGCTGATAACTTCGAGGACTATATGAAGAATGCGATCCTCAATATTGTGAAGACTACTTATATGACTGACGCTTTAAAGGGATGGTATGATAACTTCACCAAGGATATGAGTGATGGCGTTTTGTCCGATGATGAAGTGAAAAAGCTACGAGAAGAATACTCTACCATTTATGACACTGCGCAATCACAAATTAACGGCCTTCTTGATACTGTCGGCATAGATAATTCTTCCAGTGAGGATGGAGTAAGTGGCAAATTACAGGATGCTCTTACCGAGGGCACGGCCAGCGAAGTACTTGGAGCTATCAATATGGGTACTCTCGACATTCGTGCGATAAAAGAGTTATTGCCTTCTCATTTTGCCAATTATGCAACTACGATGAATAATGTGTCATCTATATTGGATGAAACCCGCCAGATCAATGCAAATACACTTAGAACAGCTAACAATACGGACGGGTTACGTGATAGTATGTCAAATCTGAATGAGAGTTTAAAAGAGATGAAAGGTGATTTAGAGGATATAAGCAAGAACACTAAAGACACATCAGGGAGGTAACGATATGACATACAAGATAGACGGGGTTGATTTGAACGCATTCGGTGCAATACCATCAAAAGCATCCGGGGAGGTTATATCCCTTTCCGGATTATTCAGTTTGCCAAAGCGGAGCGATACAACGGAATATGATTGGGGCACGTCGATTGAACCTTTCGTTGATGCAGATGATATAGAACTCGACGGACGGACTCTTACGCTAAACGTCGCGATTAAAGGCGCATCTTTATCTGATCTACATACGAAGTTGGAGACATTCAAAACGGCCTGTATTGCCTGCACGAAACTATACACTGAGTTTGGTGAATTTGATGTGATACAGAAGGGGGCTATTTCTGTGGATGAATACTTCTATGCAAATGTGGTTACTGTAGAGGTTCCATTTTGGCAGCAAGACTATATCCCGGAAGCAATATCAATTGAAGGATCCGGGAGCGGTAGTTACAGGCTTGACACATACGATCTGATTAAAGACTTTGGAATATACTTTTCTTCGTGGAGAGACATCAATAACACTGCCGCACGCATTGATATAAGTACTACGTTGCCTTACACTAACACATCTTACCGTTCTGCATTAGACCTTTCGATATCGTGTAAGATGAAAGGCTCTTCGTTATCTGACTTATATACGAGAATGAGCCAATTCAATGCGCTATGCGCAAGTTCGGGAACACATACTTTGAAAATAGCGGGTAATGCCGATAAAACGGTATATTTTAAGGATGGAATTACAACGAAAGCTGTTGCCGAAAAGCTGCTTAGCTTCGACTTAAAATGTAGGGTTATCTCATGACGAAATTGATTGATGTATATAGAGTTGTAAGTGGTATTGAAACGGTAGTGTATCGGATTTCAAAAGAGAAAGCGACGCTCTACCAAACGATCATGGACAAGGATAAGGTGACTATTGAGGTAGTCACCGAGGATCCTATATCTTTGCAAGAAGGAGATTATATACTCGTTGATGGAGTCAAGTATAAGATAAACCGTGATCCGGAAGAAAAACAGTCGTCCGAGAAGAAACATTCATATACAAGCTCTTTTGAGGCTCCTATTTATACGCTGATCGATAAGCTATTTTGTAGCAAGATCACCGGTTATACTACATTCACTCTTACAGGTAAATTGAGAGACTTCCTCGAGCTGCTTATCTGGAATGTGAATTATGACGCAACCGATAATCCTAAAGGTGTTGATGTAGGTTGGACGATAGGTCTTTGTCCGGACACCGATTACATGAATATCACGTTTGCAGGGGTTACGTGTCGCGATGCACTTAATACTTTTGAATCCAAATTCGGTGTTGAATACTATGTCGAAAACAAAGCCGTCAACTTTGTATCTCACATAGAAAAAGAGACCGGGCTTATATTTACGCAGGGCAAGGGTGAAGGCTTGTATGAGGTAGATAAGAAGAATGTAGATGATGGCGATCTTGTTACCCGTGTGTATGCAAAGGGAGGAACAGAGAACGTTATTCCCGGAGAAGGTGATTATGACGGTCGGCTTATTCTTCCGGAAGGATATATTGAAAACTTCTCTGATAGCAACAGGGTAGTTGAGGCTGTTGTCGAGTTTGACGATATACATCCGACATTCGAGGGTGCTGTCGGGGTTGTCAGCGGGGATAATAATCGCGAATTTATTTGTTCGGCTATCGACTTTGATTTGGCTGATGTTGCCGTATCTGATGAAGCACGTGTTAACTTCCTCACTGGTGATTTGATGGGCAAATCCTTTGAGTTCAAATGGAATAATTCCCTAAAGAAGATTACTCTTATCTATCAGGAAGATGAATTGGCGGCCATTGATGCAACGACAGGTGTCCGTCCCAATATACCCAGTACTTCCAAATATCTTAGAGGTGGGGAGCTGTTCAATTTTACGGGTATCAAACTTAGTGGTACCTACAAAACGAATGCGATCACTAAACTACGTGCTAAGGCTACAGAATGGCTGTCTTATTATTGCCGAAAGAGAGTTAAGTTTGAACTCAATGTCGATTATCGGTATCTACGTGAAAAGAAAATCACTTTGCATTGTGGCGATCTAATAACCATAAATGTTCCTCTCCATAATATTAGCAAGTTTATTCGTATAACTTCCATTGAAAGGAACTTGTACACGGGCAAATTGACCTGTGTCGTGTCTAACTATCTTGATGAGAAGTGGAAAGATAAGATTGAAACGGAAGTTGCTAACATCAAATCTTCAACAACTACTGTAAACGGCGGTTATGGAGCTTCAAGCGTATCAATATTAGAGACAATTGATGAACGTGAGGCTTCTGATAGCAATGTGCTCTCTTCGTTACGTGCGTTGAAAGAGATTGCAGAGAGAGCATTGTCAAGAACTAGTGCTGACACGGCAGCTGGACTAATAACATTCATAGAAGGTCTGGTTTCCAAAAAGGTTATCACTGCAGAAGATGGCCTTTTGCTAGGAAAATATGTAACTGGAGTTTCAGGAGGTAAGATAGATTCCAACGGTGATGCCGAAGTACGTAATCTCATAACACGTATAAAAGCCACGGTTGCGGAATTGGAAGTAGCCGGAAATGCAAAAGCAAAGACGGTAACTGTATCGGATAAAGTCACCACGCTGAATTTGCTCGTCCAAAAGCTTGCAGAAACATACGATCTGAACGTTTCCAATGTTGCCACTCTCTTTCGCACGGTAGTTAAGGATTATGTAAGCTCCGAATCTTTTGTTCCCGGCATAACGGGTGAAGGGATGAAGCTATACAAGTCACTTTCGGGTGATTGGAATTTCGAAGTGGATAACGTTGTTATCCGCAAGGCCATGACCGTTTTTGAGCTGATCATTTCAAAGGTCAGGGCGGTTAATGGCGGCTTGGTTGTCTCTCCTGCAAACGGGCGTATCAAGTCAGTAACAGAAACAACAGGCTCACCAACTTACTACGTGTTAGGTATTGAAGGCGATATGACTTTTGTCGCCGATGACTTGGTACGCTGTCAGGTATTCAGTGCTACAGGGGCAAAATACTACTGGGTGCCAATTGATTCGGTGAGCGGTGAAACGATACTGATTCTTAAATCAAACTTCCCGGATGGAGTTGTTCCGGCCGTTGGTGATGATCTTGTGCAGATGGGTAATAAAACGAACACGGCCCGGCAAGGTGTATTGTATCTCACCGCATCCGAAGACGGCAAACCCCGCTTTAGTGTGCTTGATGGTGTCAGCTCTACTGATCTGACAGGTAAGTCCAAAGTGATATTAGGTTGCTTGGATGGGATTACCGATTCCGATTTTCCTTCCGATGCGCAGCCTAACGGTTACGGCCTTTGGGCGGGTAATGTGTTCTTGAAAGGGCTGTTTATCCTACGGAATGGCAAGTCTGTTGAGGATGAACTAAGCGATCAGATAACGGCCGTTCAGACAGCTTTCGAGATACGGGAGGGGCAAATAAGTACAAAAGTCACACAAGCCACACAGGCGGCCGCCGAAGCATCCGGATATGCAATTTCAGCGGCGGGCAGTGCTTCATCTGCCGGTCAGTCCTTAACCGCTATCACACAAAAAGAGAGTAGTATCAATCAGACGGCCAACGAGATCACATTAAAAGTCACTCGTGCAGAGAGTGCCGCCGGACGTGCGGAGAGTGCCGAAGCTTCGATCAATGTAAAAGCTGACGGAATAGTTTTGCAGGCTAGTAATCAAGCAGCACAAACGGCCGTGAATGGCGTGCAGGTTGGAGGACGAAACTATTATTCTAATTCTCAGACTCCTATTAGTATCCTTATCGGTAGCCCACATATTGAGAAGAATATTTCAACCGCACCCAATGGGCTTTATTTGGTAGGCTCTCAAGGTGATACAAGTGCGATAAGAATATCTAATGTAATAAACAGTAATGGTTATTGGACAATCTCATTTGATCTTAAAGGCTCTCAAAATGCGTCTGTGGGGTTTTGGATAGACCCCTGTGATTTGGGAGGCCCTATTGTTAGAACTACGACTGATAACAATTGGGCGCATCACGCATACACCTTTAATGTAACTAATTATACGGCGGATGTTTACAATTTTATAGATTTCCATGATATAAGTTGGGCGTATATTTTTATTAGGAATCTTAAAATAGAAAAAGGAAACAAGGAAACTGATTATACACCCGCCCCGGAAGATGTAGATGCAGATATAGCCCTTCGACCGACAACGGAGTATCTTAAATCCCAATTTATCATAACCCCCGGTGGCATTTCATTAATTGGCAAAGCTTTGTCATTAGCCGGAATGGTAACTTTCAGCTCGTTGGACAGTGATTCACAGGGGCGAATAACTACCGCTCAGTCAACGGCGAACACTGCTTTGTCTAGTGCCGATGCGGCCAATAGCGGATTAAGCACATTAAAAAACTCTTTGGGTGGTTTGGCTTATGAAAGTGTCGTTTCACTTGCCAGGCTTGACAATACGGTAATTGAAGGCGGTTATATCAAAACATCTCTGATTGATGCGGACGCTATAATGACCGCATCGCTTTTAGCCACTAAGATAGCCGCCACGGATATAACAACGGGCAGATTGACTGTTACATCCGGAGCAAAGATAGGCGGTTGGTCCGTTGAGGGTAACGCATTGAAGATAACTAGTGCAGCAGGTGCCAAAATATTAGTAGAACCATCGGGGACAAGATTCTTACGAATTAATGACACGTCTACTTATCTTATGCAGATAAGGGCCGATGCCGTTACGGGGCTTTACTGCTATACCGACGAAACAACGGGAATATGTATCAAGTTAACCGCTCAACAAGGCGGAACGGCCTTGTATTCATCCGGTAATCACACATTTATTGCGAGGACAGGAGAATCAACACTGATGACAGGCAGAACGCTGTTATACGCCCCTAGTTTTTACCCTACGCGTGTGTCGGCTAACCTATCACTAGATTACAGTCAGGCATTTATTGTTAGTACGGCGACAAGCGACATAACCCTTTCCTTACCCGCTAGTCCGACAGTTGGAAAACAGTATTGGGTGAGAAAAACAGCCGCAGGGAATATTACTATCGCTTCAACATCAAGTAATATTCTTCATGCCGGGACGTATGGAACAGGCTATGTCTCAAGCGTTAAAGTAGCTTATGGGCAACTATATCATATTATATATGACGGCTATCACTGGCTTGGAAGTTTCAGTAATTAAAAACTTAATAATACACAGAATGAAGAAGATTGATTTTAGAAAGATTGAAGTAAAGAATATTGAGGGAAAGAAGAGTACCCTTGATTTGAGTAAAGAACTAGGCAATGCGATCTATCAAAAGACTGCCGATCTGGGCGAGTTGGAACTGGCCCGCAGTATCTATAAAGATGGTGAGGTAGAAATCACCGCAGGGCAGGCGGCTATCCTTAACAGATACATCTGTGAGAGCTTTCTTGCTTTCGTACAAGAGGCAGTATGCCCGATATTAGATTGGATTATTAATCCTAAAAAATAAAGATCATGTTTGCAGAAGAATCAAGAAGTACCGCAGTAGCGGGTTCAGCCGAAAGTGGAGAGTACAAGTACAAGGTTAATTATAACCTTTCAGGGAATAGTCTCACTAGTCTGCATTGCAATGTGTACAAGAAGACAAGTGAAGAAGTAACGACCTCTACGGGAACGCAGACAGTGGAGAAAGAAGAGTATGCCGGGATTATGTTTCAGGAATCTGGGAACAAACAGTTTTCTTTCCCACAAGATACGGATATAACACCTCATATCACTGTGTTTGAAGCTGTGCTTACAGAGATTAAAGAGGGGCTAACGATTGATAGTAAAGAATAAGAATGGCCGTGTAGAAGCGGCCGGCTAATAAATAAAAAAGTTATGGAAGAGAGTAATGTAATTAAAGGCACATCGGTTGTTATCTTTGGAGGTGAGATGTTAAGCCTGTTTTGGGATTTGAGATGGATGATAATGTTAGCGGTTATCTTGGTGGCCGTAGACTTTAGATTCGGGGTAAAAGCGGCACAAGCAAGGGGAGAAAAGATTCGTAACAGTAAAGCAGGACGGAGAACAGCAAACAAGCTGATCGACTATATCTGTTACCTTGTACTAGGCGGGTTGATTGGAAAAGCTATCGGTGAACCTCTGGGAATTAACCCTACGCTTGTAGCTGCTGTTTGTATGGGCGTTGCTTGTCTGTTTGAAGTGGATAGCATCCTTCAAAACATCTGTGAGTATAAAGGCGTGAAGTATTCCTTTAGTCTTTGGAAAGTTATCATTGCCTTGGTGAAGTCTAAGCGGAAAGATATCGGTGATGCCATTGAAGAAGGAGTAGGAAAGGAGGAAACGAAATGATTAAGCTGTTATTAAAACGAATAGCTCGGAAGCCCGGCTACACTATCGGAAAGTTGTTTGTTGATGGTGAGTATTTTTGTGATACGCTCGAAGATACCGACCGATTGGATGAAGGAATGAGCCTAGATGAAATTAAGATGCTGAAACAACCGGGGCAAACAGCCATTCCTGAAGGTTCATACAAAGTAATTGTGAACGTGTCTCCTAAATTCAAAAGGTTGTTGCCTCGTTTACAGAATGTGCCGGGATTTGAAGGTGTACTGATTCATCGTGGTAACACGGCCAAAGACACTGCCGGCTGTATACTTGTTGGCGAAAACAAGAAAGTCGGAATGGTCTTGAATTCTACCTATTACGAAGAAAGGCTCGTCGAGCTGCTCAAGCATGATAATAACATTTCAATTGAGATCGTATGAAAAAGTATATAGCAATAGGCTTAATCATTCTCGTTATGCTTGTTTCAATCTCTGTGCTGTGGAATATGTACAGCACAGAGAAACAAGAGCGAGAGAGGCAACAAAGCAATGTTGAGGTGCTGAACTCTGATATTAAGAGATACAAGGTAAGAGACAGTTTAAATGTCGCTTCTGTAGATGCGCTCAACTATTCCATTGACGAAATGAAGAAGTACCGGGCAAATGAAATGAAACTGATTAGTGATTTAAAAATCAAGAATAAGAACCTTGAATCTCTTGCTAAGGTAAGCACGTCAACGGCAGATACAATTCCTAAAGAAGCCTGGCATCCTGCACCTAATAATCCAGACTGTTTGGAGTACTCCGACAAGTGGGCCACTGTTACGGCCTGCTTCAAGGATTCTACCGTTTTTTATTCGACTAGAGATAGCTTGAATATAGCTGTTAGTAGGGTGCCAAAGCATAAATTCTTGTGGTGGAGCTGGGGGACAAAAGGGTATAAAGTTAATGTTATTAACTTCAATCCTCGATCTACTATTGAGTACTTGGGATTTATTCGAGTGAAAAATAGTTTGTAACATATTAGAATAATATTATATTTAAGCATTAATTGTATATTATTTAGCTCTATCTTTACAACGTTTTAATAATATATGATGAAAGATACTATTTATTCGAAATTATCACTTTTTGATATTTTAGCTATGTTCATTCCAGGAGGAATTTTCATGGCTATAATTGTAATATTACCAGAAAATAATTTAACAATTAAAAGCTATAGTAAGTTCGAAGAAATATTTGTTTATACTTTTATTATTGCATTAATCTATTTAATAGGGTTGATTCATAATTGTTTAATGGACAAATTGTTCTCTTGTTTAAGGAATAATGTTTGCTTAATACGTCTGGCTTATAATTGTATTAATAATACAAATGAAACAGATGGGCATTATCCTTGTATATTTTATCGTATAAGAATGTTTCTATATTTTGATAAAATACAATGTATTTCAATTTGTTTTTATGAAAGTATGAAGCGATTTTTAGGCTGCGAAGAGAGAGAAAATAATGATGGCGATAATCTTAAGCAAAAATACTATAAAGCATACTATTATGTTGCACTGAACTCAATAAGCCAATCTATACCAATATTGGAATCTCAATTTGTCTTTGTTCGCAATATGATTCTACCTATATTTATCGTTGTCATTCTTTTTTGGAATCAATTTTGTTTAAAAGTTGGCTTAAACAGTAGCGATATTACATTAACTTATAGAATAATCTTTATATTTTCCCTCTTTCTAGTCATGTTTTCTAAACTATACAAAATACATAAGCTAGTCTGGGAAGATTCTAGATATATAAAAGAGATAAAAGGTTAGTGGTTTGCTTGGTTAATTCACTGAATGCTTTATGTCCAGCTAAAGTTCCTTTTTATGCGATAAATAAAGAAGTATTATATAAATCATTATATTATGCCACAACTTTCAGAAGTAAGACAAGCATTAAAACGTATTGGAGATGGAGCCTTTCAAGAATTAGGGGACCTTTTGTTCTATTATATTTATAGGCTTAACGATATTGAGTCTCGTGGATCTGTTATAAAGAAGTGTAAGACTAAAAAAGGGTCTCCAGATACCATCTTAACAGATTCTAAGGGACGTCTTATCTTTATTGAGTATACAACTCAAGAACGAGGTAGTGGCAATGCTTTCTATAGAAAATTAGAGGATGATATTAAGTCTTGTTTCAATTTAAGAAAGACAAAGATTCAGCCATCAAGTATCTATAAAATAATATTATGCCATACAGAACGGCTAGCTAGCGATGAAAAAGAGAAGCTTGTCGCTTTATGTAAATCCTATAATGATAAATGTCTTTTAGAATCACGGGGGGTTGATTTCTTGGCTTGTGAACTGCAAAAACATCCTGCTTTATTGAAAAATTTGGGTATAAAAGTAGGAACTGGACAAATACAAGAAAGTATTGATTTTATAGAAGAATATGAGAATCCTTCATTGAAATTAGCAACTCCACTTAGTAATATTTTTCTGGGAAGAGAAAAAGAACTGGAGGATGGACTTGCTCATTTATCAAACAATGATATTCTTGTAGTAACAGGGGCCCCTGGAGTTGGGAAGACTAAGATTTCATTAGAGCTATGCCGTAGATATTGTCAAACACATAAAAAGACTCATTTCCTGTGTGTCACGGATAAAGGTGAATCTATTATCGATGATTTCTATCTGAAAGTTGTGCCTAATAGAGACTACATCTTATTTGTAGATGATGCCAACAGGACAGGGCACTTCAAATCTATTTTGTCGCTAATCAGAGATAAAAGTAAGAATATAAAAGTCGTAGCCACCGTACGTGATTATGCTAAATCTAAGATAGGAGAACAAACCTTAGAATACGAAAAAGTACAGTCATTAAATATACAAAATTTATCAAATGATGAAATTACGAAAATATTAGAATCAGATTCTTTCAAAATTAGAAATAGTAGATTTAAAAAAAGAATATTAGATATAGCTAACGGCAATATAAGAATAGCACTTATGTGTGCACGCATCGCTTTAGAGAAGAAAAACCTAATGGTCTTAAGCAATGCGGAACAGATGTATGACGCATATTTTGATGAGCCTTATAAATATATACTAAATAATGATGGGTTAGGCAGGGAAGCATTAAAAATATTAGGTATTCTTTCTTTTTTCAAAGTTATCAAAAAAGATAATGTTGAGATAATATCGAAAATATTATTCATCTTTAATATAGAAGAATCTATCTTTTGGAGTATCTGTAGTAAACTAGATAATGATGAAATTGTAGACCTGTATGAAAATGAAGCAGTAAAAATGTCAGATCAAGTATTTTCAACGTATTTATTTTATAAAGTATTTTTTAAAGAGAGACTATTAGATCTTTCGCTTCTAATAGAGAACTTCTTTGATTATAGAAATAGTCTTATTGATTCTATAAATCCTGTCCTAAGTTGCTTTGATGCTGAAAAAGATCAAGAAACTATAAAAAAAATAGTGGTTGGGATCTGGAGAGAGAAATTTGCGACTAAATGTGATGAAGAAAAAATAACTTACCTTGAAATGTTCTCAACATTTCTAAGAATGGAAACATTTGCATATTTAAAAATGCACATAGCAAAAATACCTGATTCACCCGAGGGCACAGTTTATAACTTTGCTTATAAGGATAAGGATTTTATTTATAAAAGAGTGAATAATAATATATTGAGCTTGATAAATGCTTTCCGATATGAGAAGAAAGAAGAAATGACTTATGCTTTAGACCTCTTGTTTATGTACTTAGAGAAAAAGCCTGAATTAATAACTGAAGTAATATACATGTTTAAAGAATATTGGAGCTATGACCTGAATGATCACGAAATCGCCTATGAACGGCAAATGTGTCTCTTTGATTACCTCATAAAAAAAAGCAAATATTCTAAAATATGCAAAGGCGTAAATGATGCAATTATACCACATTTTATGCAATTCTTTTTTCATATAGATGAATACAAAAAACGAAATTTCATCTTTTACAGTTACCCTCTACAGCCTAGTGATGATTTATTTTTATTAAGAAAATGTATTTGGGATTATATCAATCTAGAATCTAATAGAGAATTATTCAAGAATATCATTTTGTCTCTATATAATAATTTCTATCGTGATGAAGTATCTTGTAGAAAAATCGCAATGTATGACAAAAAATACATTGTTTCGTTTTTGGAGAAAGAGGATTTTTGTGCAGATTATCATTTATGCAAGTCTTTGAATTCTTATTTTGATAAATTGAAATATCTTAAAATTAAAATTGAGCCATCTTTATATGCTTATCTTACCAATAAATATTATATTTTGGAACAAAAAATAGATATGTGTAAAGAGTCCAAAGTTGATATAAAAGAAAAACGAAGACATTTAAAGCTATTAGGCTTATGCAAGGGTTATGCGTATAATGATTATATTGAATTATTTAAAAATTTAGATACTCTAGAAAAATTGAGAAATAATGGGGCCACTATTTGTGAAGCTTCATGTATTATGGAGAATATTATAAGTAAAAATGAATATAGTTTATTTTACAAACTACTGCAATATATTGTTTCGAATTGTTCTTACTCGTTACTTGAGTATAGACTCTTAGAAATGTATTGGGTGAAAGTAAAACAAGCAGATGCTTTGTTCCTTTGTTTGCAATCATTCCCTGATACAAAAAAATGGGATTGGATATTGTTATTTCTAGAGACAATTCCAGATTCTCTTATTGCTAAAACTAAAGACACATATATTACTTTTCTATTTTCATCAATTTTAAAAAGTGCTAGGATACCTCATAATTTAGGAAATATTATAGACAAATATTCGTCTAGAGATTGTATTGCAAACTATGAGAAAATATTAGATTTAGTTTTTGATAAATATCAGAAAGGGAATAGATGTAATTTAAATGAAGATTTTTTGCTTAAATGTATTGATTTATGTCCATCTAAATGGAATATTATTAAAGAATTATACTTTATAAATAAGTCGAATCCTTTAATGCATTTTGATTCAGAAAATAAATTATTATTGAAATTATTGTCAATATATCCTTCGTTTATAATAGAATATCATGAATCTCCATATTTTTCTATCGAGGAACGCAAAGATTGGGTAGATAAAAAACTCGAATTGATATGGGACTTGGATAATTATAAAATTATTTTAGATGAAACAATAACTTACTTTATAAAGAATGAAAAATATTTTGCTAATAAAGAAGTAGCTCCCTTATTTGTTAATATAACAAATATAGACAAAGTGAGAGGTTTTATTTTTGAATTGATTGATAAATATAATACAGATATAAAATATATGTATTACCTATTTCTAATAATTATTGCTTCGCTAGGCCGAGAAAAAGTATTATGTTATATGAAATTTATACAAACGAATAAAGATATATCTAGATTTAAAGAATTACCTATTGAATCTCATTTATTTACTGGAAGTCGAGCTGGATACTGTAATCATACTTTGCAGTTTCTTAAAGAGCTAATGATCCAGATTAAAGATTTAATGGACGTAGATTATATAGATCATCTTTCTTATTTGGAAAATGAGAAAGATCGTTTAAATAGGGAGCAAGAATCTTGGGCGAAAATTGAATATATTAATAATATGTATGATTAAGCCCCTTAGATGTAGCGTAAGCATTCGCTAAACTGTGTATTTCAGAACTCAAGAAATATCTCAAAACCTACAGATATCTTTCAAGTATTTCAATGGCACTTTCAAAAACTCTTAAAACATTCGGAGACGATTCGGAGACTATTCAAATGATGTAGCCACTTATCTTTACCTTACGGCATTTTTTTCATTGCTCAGTTCTCTAGCTGGATATTTAATCTTATCTTTGTTGCAAAAACAGTAACTAATTTTATTTATGGTATACAAATATTATTCTCCACAACAATATAATATTGAGAGCATAAGAGATGCATATTTTTGGTTTTCTAGGCATCAATCATTAAATGATCCCTTTGATATGGCAGGAGATATATTTCAACGATTTCCAAATTTACTGTCAACTAGTCCTGACTATCAATCTTTGTATCAGCAATCGATCCAAAAATATGGAATTTGTTGCTTCTCTCATGATCCTCTAAATAAACATTTATGGGCCTTATATTCGTCTTCTCATACAGGCTTTGTTCTAGGTTTTGATGATACTACTTTTATCGATAGCCTATCGCTAAGTCTCCGAGCAAGAGCTATTTATCGTGATTGTAGTTATGAAGATGAATATCCAAATTTTAACTTAGATGATACTCTAATACCGATATTTAGCAATGAAGGAACTTTTAATGAAGACAAAAATATAGGTAGTATAATAAATAGCCATCCAATGGATCCAAAAGACTTAGATCAAATTTTTGAGTTTTATTTATTGATAAAAGAGAAAGAGACATGGGGTATTGAGAATGAAAAAAGGTTGATTCTTGGTCAGAATTTTGTGAATAATCTGGCTAATAATTTAATAAGGCCTGACGTTTGTTTAAACTTAGATAACTGTGAATCTGGCTACAAAATAAAATGGCCACAAGATGCTTTGAAAGTAATTTATTTTGGTTATAATATGGATTCTTCAACAAAAGATACTTTAAATTCTATGTTGCCAGAGAATATAGATAGGAAAGAAATCAATATTGCAGCAACAGGAAGAAGTTTTTCACTAATACCGAAAACTTGTAATGTTACTTTTTGAATCACTATTTTGTATGTGTTTTACGCTACTTTTATGCCTTGTTTTTACACTGCGTACAACAACATACTTACTCCGGCATAATTCTGCTTGCCGTTGAAATTCTTTCTGCCCATCTGATTGCCACCCAGTAGAGATTTTGGACTCCAAATAAGGCGAAATATCACCCTTTTTATGAATAAGCAGCATAACATCAGCAACTTGGATTTAACCTCATATTTAGCTAAAGTAATCTATTCAACTACTTGTGTTTTTTTTATTCAAACAAATTATTACTTTTGTTGGTATAATTTCAATATGGCAGTATTTTATGGATTATAAAACAGTTTTAATTGTTGGGAATGGGTTTGACCTGAATTTGGGATTAAAGACTTCTTATGATGACTTCATGAAAAGTAAGGAGTTTGATGATTTGTCGAATAATTCATTGGTTGATCATTTACGGAAAAAGAAAGTAAGTACTTCATGGATTGATATTGAGAATGAATTGACTGCCTATTCACATTCTATTTTTATCAGAGAATATGTTCGTGACAAGATGGAACAAAGGAAGCTTCGAATAATAAACTTACGTTCTGAATACCAAAGTTTGTGCTCAGCTTTGAAATTGTATCTGAATAAATGCAATAACATATCTGGTTATCCTAATAATACGGCAATAACGGCTTTGGATAATGCTTTAGAAACATGGCCTACATATATTCTTACGTTTAATTATACAAACACAATAGAATCCATTTTAAAAGATGCATCATATCGTGAATATCAATATAAGATAAATCATATTCACGGTTCTTTAAGCTCTAAGATCGTTTTTGGAGTAGAAGATACCGCTAAATTAGAAAAGGATCATATCTTTTTGCATAAATCATACAGTCAAAATTGCAATATTCAAGGAGTAAACTTAATATTTAACAGTGCGGATAATTTTATATTTTTTGGCTACTCTTTAGGGCAGACAGATCATTCTTATTTTGATGATTTTCTCAAGGCTCAAACACTTCCGAATGCAAAAAAAAAATCTTTCATATTTTATCACTATGGAGAAGAAGCATATGACGACCTTATATGGCAATTGAAAGTTCTTACAGGTAATAGACTTTCGTATTTGAAAAATTATAATGATCTTAAATTTATTAATATTAAACGCTGATTAATAGCCCCTCTCTCTTTTGCTCATCCCCCAAAATTTCCCCATATTTGCAATGCACCTCAGAAATTATAATCTCTAAGTATATGATACAAGAATTAGCATCAAAAACATTTCAACTTCACAATGTTGGCATCGTTCTTTTGAGTCCTTTTCTACCAAGGTTATTCTCAATGTTCAAACTTGTAGAAAACGGACAATTTATAGACGATAATGCTCAAATAAAAGCAATTCACCTAATGCTATATTCAACCCATGGAGCAATTAACGTTCCTGATAATGAATTGAAATTACTAAAAGTTCTTGTAGGCCTTGATTTAAATGCATTACTGTCTTTAGTGGCTGAAATTACTGATAACGAAAAAGAGACTGTTACAATTATGCTAAATTCGGTAATACAACATTGGAGCAAAATAGGAAATACATCTGTAGAAGGGCTTAGGGAATCATTCCTAAAGCGTGAGGGAAAGTTGGAAGAGAAAGAGGATTGTTACATGCTTGATGTATATAGTAAATCTTATGATATGCTTTTAGATTCTATCCCTTGGAGTTTTGGAATAATCAGATTTCCATGGATGGCAAAAACAATGAAAGTAAACTGGAGATAAATCGCTATAATAGTTATTTTAAGTATTCTCTCACCATCTCAATTGCCTGCGCAACTGACCTAACAACAACATACTTACTCCGGCATAATTCTGCTTGCCGTTGAAATTCTTTCTGCTCATCTGACTGTCGGCCAGTAAAGGTTTTGAACTCGAGACAAAGCGAAGCATATCCTTTCTTTGGCACCAATAGAATAACATCGGCCACCCCAGCTTTAACTCCCTGCCGTTTCATATTGGCCGCTTCAATTTTATGCCGACTGCCACCATTGGGAACAGCGAAGAGAAGTTTTTCCGGTAATTTGGGAAATAAGATCTTCACTTGTCGGAAGAACTCAGCCTGCATATCCGCTTCTTCGTGTTTGACCACTCTTTTCTTCCGTGGTGGCACCTTTGTATCTGCATAACAATTATAGCACATGTAGCCATCCTCTGTTTGCATGACGGAAATAGTTTATCGGCCACATGTGATACATTTTTTTTGTAGCATAGGATTTCATGAGTGAGAATGATTTCTCATAAAATATATAATAATACCGAATCCCCTAAGGGGCTACAAATCAAGTGACGTGCATATTCGAAATGCTCAGAATAATGTGTTCTGCAAATCCATACTTCCTACTATAAAACCGTTTGCCACAATTAATTGATATCCACCATTTAGGCTTAAATTATAGACTACATCATTATAGAAAATATCTTCCACAGCATCTATTACTCCTGTCTCTTCATTCACTAAACAGACTTTCATACCCACTTTCAAATCAACTGCCCGCACAACCCCGTCACATGTCTGAATAGGATGATTTCTTGACATGGAAAGGGTGGCATTGTTAACTTGTATCTTGTACAATAAATCTTCATATCCCGTCCATACAACGGAAACGGACATTGTATCTCCTCCTTCCCCTAATATAGTATCACCTATATGTATAGAATCGATTTTTTTTAGGGAACCGTCTGCCATAAGAATCATGGTATCTTTAGACAAGCACCTGCCAATGTTAGACGCATTAGATGAACATACATGATAGTTTATCTGATGATCGTTCTTGGCTTTTCCTTTCGACACAATATCTGAATTCAAATTATTTTTCTTCATATTTACTATATTTATGTTGACAAAATATTGCAAAAAAAACAGTTTAAAGCCTGCAATAATTATTTATTTAAAAACTGCGCCGGATATACACAGCGTCAAAAATATAGTTTTTTTGACGCTGTATGGTAATTTAAGATTTTTTTTAGACATAAATGATATATAGAGAAAACAAGTAAAGCGCAGTTTAAAAGTTAATCTAAATTTATATTCAAACGATAGACACTAATCTTGTTATTTGTTGCTCAAAGTGTTTCTCGGAAACTTCCATTCTATTTATATCTTTCATCCCTTTCTAGTTATTCGTTAATAAATAAGCTATAAACATCAAATAGTACGTCAAGCATGCAGCAAACATCCGAATCATTAATAAGTCTAGTGATTTTCAAAAAAAAAATCAATCCAAACTCTTTTAGATTCCCCCTAACTTTTTTTATGGCAAAATTAGGCCTAATAAATACGAGGTTTACCGAATGCTTACCATATTTAAGCATGAATTTAATATATACATAATCAATCCTCCCAGTATAAAAAATGAAAGTGCCCAGATCCAATTTTCTTTTATCATTTCAAATATTCCTTGAGGAGATAAACCATATATATGTTTTAATTTTGAATTAGTTTTTAATTTATTTTCTGCAACTCTATTCATTATTGAATCAAGATTGTCTACTTTTCTTAATGTTGATTGGTGAAGTTTGACAAACTCTTTTTTTTCAAATGCTTCAGCCTCGCCTTTCCCTCCTAGAAAATCCTTTTTTGTTATTTTATTTAGATCACAAAGCTTTTCAAATCTTGGATGCTCTATATATCTTTTACTATAAATATCGACTAAAGCTCTTGATAAATCGAACTTCTGATGGGCCGATATTTCTACAGGAATACCTCCTAAAACTTTATAGCGGTGTGCTAATGCTTCAAATCCAAAACTTATATCTCTCATGTTCCAATGAATCCAGTGAAATTGGTTATGTTCTTTTGTAAATAAATAGAAATCATCTAGCATGCTCTTCTCAATCTCATTGTAGTTGTTTTCAATCTCTGAAAATTTATATCCGTCTAATTCTGCCGTTTTATGTATTGAAAAAGATTTTGTTTGTCCTGTTTTTAAATATCTTACTGCAATAGAAGTAATCCGCGGGGTTTTTCCGTCTGGTATATCATAGAAACTTTCGCATGAATAATGAATAATGAGGACATTATCTCCGTTATAACAAAAGTCGAAAATTTGTTTTCTTGCTTCTTTCCTTTTTTTTGCTCTGAGCTCGATCGTATCCATGTCTTTTTTATATTTGTGATAATTATATGTGTCATTGATTATTATGATGCGTTTTTTCTTATATAACTGCTAATAGTCCGAAGCTATGAACTTTAGCTGTTCGTAGAAAGGAAATTTATTAAAAAACATATCAGTCAGTCGTTATTTACAAAATTTTCTATCACTTGTGTTTTGTTGCTTTTAAAGAAATTCTTTTCTGGAAAATCTCACATTATATTTCCTATCAACTATTTTATGGAATTTAAGGCCGTCAATTATTTGCCTCTTAAATGGTTTTAATAGTCCATGTGCTTTTTTTGAAATTTCTAATTGATAATCAACCCCTTTTGCTATTTCCGCTTGTAAATGAATTGCATTTCTTAAATTGTACAATTCTAACAAGCTGTCAAATAAATCGGGGTTTATTAGATTTATTGTTTTTGCTGCAGATAATATATCTTCGAATTTTATATACCTTTCATCTCGAGTAATAGGAACTTCAGCCATTGTGTATATAATCTCTCCATTATGTGCAATGTTTTTGTATGGATCTGGTAGTGAACGTTTAACATACTTTGTCTTGGTAAGTAACTTTTTGACTTCCTGGTTTTTTATTAGATCTGTTTTAAATAATATATGATGTAAGACTGCTTCATAAATAGACGCATAAGTAATTATCTGGATCTTCGTTTGAGCTCTTAGTAGCTCATCTTTAGCTCTTAACCCTTCTAGAAGTTGATATACTGTCCGAATAGACATCATTTCTTGGACTAATCTAGTTGATAGCTCTTGGTCGTTTACAAATGCATTGTCAAAATATTGCTCCCACCATTTCTGATTTGGATGATGTTTGTTAATATACTCTTCGACTTCTTGCTTTAGTTTTGCTGGGAATGCCATATTTTTATCTTTTATAATGTTGCCTAATACTACACATAAATACTCAATTGATAATGCGTTTAACCTTGTATTACTATCGCTGTTTTATATAGTATTGATGAATAACACTATTTGCTGAACCTTGATTTAATGTTAGTGTCTATATAAACATTTGTTGTCCAATTGTTGGTTCATTGTGGATGTTATTCAAAAAACGCTCAAATGTAGTAATGTTTTTTATAAAATGACAATAAAAGTCATTTATTCTCATATTTATTTATTCACAGACTATTTTTTTGGAACAGTTGGCATCGTTCTATTTACTATCTATTTCAAAATGTTATGTTTGTATCTAAGGTCTTTTTTAGCTTGCATTAATTTTTACTTTGAAATTTATAGGCTTCATTTGTATGTCTGGATTTTCTGGATAAAAAGGATTATCAATTATCCATATTTGAGGTTTTATTGATAGAATATCAAAAACCATGTAGATATAATAATTTGGTTTTTCTTTGGCTGTGTTTAGCTCATTGATGGTTAAATAGAAATTAGCCTGCCCTACTTTTGCTTGGGTGGCTTTCACTTCTATATATCTTTCAGTCCCGTCTTCGTTAAATGATAGAATATCATAACCAGAACAGTCTGTCTTCAAAGAAATTCTTTCTACCATTTTGGCTTGTTTATGCATTCCGATTTTTTTCAATCTATTTTTCTCAAAGTCTAAAACGATCACTTCTCCTCTATCACCCAATTTCTTAGCTGTTCTATTTTTTGCTTCGTAATCCGGTTTTTTAGATGATTTGTTACTCTTTTTAGAACAATGTTGCTCGTCACTAGGAATAATATTTAATTTTATTTCTTCGGAAGTTTGTGATAGTGGGAAATTAGGGGACCTATATTGATCTAATAATATAGAGCTATTTTGATCTTTTCTTGGTCTCTTTGGATAAACATGGTATGAAAAATCGGCGAAGAGATCTAAACTCCATTTTTTCATTATAGCATCCCTATTCTTAAATGAGGCTAAAATATTTCGTTTAAGAACAGGATCAGATGCGACATTCTCTCTATTATCTAATCCATAGAATTGTAGGAAATAATTTAAATCATCATTACTAAAGATATTCAAATAGTTTTCGGGAAAATAAGTAGAGAGTATTTTTCCTTTAAACATTGGAGATAGTTTATTTTTTACAATGGTATCAATATCTTTTTTTCTCCGGCATTAATTAATTCAATTAGAGCAGAGCGAATGTTGAGAAATGCATCTTTATGGTTGTTGCCCCATATTTTAGTCTGTTTGTAGATTCCTTCACCTTTATTATAAAATACACCAAACTTATATGCTGTAGCACCCTTTATTCTTCCTAGCATATCTAGTTCTCTTTCAATCCTGTAGCAGAAAGTCGTTTTAATATTTTTACCTATTATATAATCATCAATAGACATTTCTGTAATTTGTTTGACCGAGAAATCTCTAGTAAACCTTGCCCTTATGGTATGTAAATCTTTTCTTCTCTCTATAGTCTCTTCTACAAAATAATCAGCTTGAGCTTGGCGTAATTCATTTATATTCATCTTTTATATTTGGATTATGTTATGGGTTATATTAAATCCTTTTGTATAATCACTCCCAATACTGTTTTAAAGAAATAAGCTAATGAATATACCTAATTTACAGAATAATGTCGCAATATATAAAAAAGAGATTTATAGTTACTGAAAAGTCTAAAATATTTTTTAATTAAACAATCAGACTCTCTTCATTTACAAATATGCTTGCTCAAAATACATCAAAATAACAACACCCATTTTGCCCATCCCAAATAATTTCCCCATATTTGCACTGCTTATCTTACTAGAAGGTGATGGAATTCGCCAAATGTTGCTACGGGCGTTATTGCGTCCGTGGCTTCACTATATTACTATACGGTTCTGACCCCCGTGTGACATGTTAATGCATTCACAGTATCCTTCTAGGTATGATAAGCAACGGGAAAGCGGAACCGTTCTCTATTCCGCTCAACTAATGATGACTTACCATGCGGAAAACTAAAAAAGAAGATGTGAAGCAACTCACTAAAGATTTTGTGGGCTATGGACACTATAAGCTTAATGTAGCTATTGAGGATGGTCGTGTGCTGTCTGCTGTTACCGGTGACACAGAACTTATCTCCAGACTTGATTCTGAACTTGAAGCAGAACAGGAGCAGGCTAGGGGAGAGGCCATTGAATTTGTGCTATCGGAGAATGCATGAAAAATCCCCGGCACGTTTGAATGCTGGGGATTAATTCATAATGAAGGTTCTAGCATATCCAACTCCTTTTCTATATTGGCCATGTCTTCTTTGATCTCACTGAATCCATGTGCTATGAATTTGTTCAAGATACTACGTTCTTGTTCTGCTAATTCCATTGCTTCTAGTTCAGATACGATCGTTTTGAACTTCATACAGCTTTCATTATCTGTTTGGCCGATGTACTTTTTCAGTTCCTTGAGTGTTAGTTCTAAATCTTCCATTTTATTGGGTTTTTATGATATTCTATAAGGTTTGTTGAATTTGATTCTAGATACAATAAAAGCCCCGTACGGCTTAATGCGGGGCTTATATGATGCTTTGATAGTTCTTTAATTCCTACTTATTTCAATGTGTGTCCTGTATATTTGGTTTGTATTAGGCTACTTTTGGGGCTCTCTACGATGATGTTATCATCTTTATCTATGTTGTTTACGTTATATTTCACTTTAATCACACGGCCTATCTGAGAATTTACAGAATGACAGCCTTTCTTTGAAACAAGGTCTTCATATTCTTTTAATAGCGACTCATTTTCTTCTATATAAAGAAAAATGCGATCGGTAATTTCTTTTGTGAATTTTTCAATGACGTCTTGGGCGAATGTCTCAACTTCTTTGTTTACTGCTTTCATAATAATAAATTTTGTATTAGTACTTTTTTATGCACAAATATAACGTATCATTTGGTAATTAACGAAAACTAGTATCTGTTTTTTTGCAAATTATTTGATGTTTCGTTAACTCTACCGTTTCAGCTAGAGATCTAAGATTTTTTTTTGATTGTTCTCATTTTATGCTATCCAATATCTTCCGTATTGCTTCATCGGCATGCTTCTTCATAATCTTTACGTAATTGAATATGGGACGGTTTGCTTTCATTGACTGGCCGATGCAATACTCTAATACTTCAAGTGGGATGCCTAACTCAAAGCCATGCTGAACAAAGGATTTTCTGGCTGAGTAGTACACAACCCTCTTGTTTATCCCGAGTTCTTCAGCCAACCGCCTGATGCGTCCGGCAATGAAGCATGAGAAGTTATGATAGCTGAACTTATAGCCGAAATCAAGTTTGCCATTCTTTTTCTTATACCTTATTATGATGGGCTTTGCTTCATCCGGAATTGTGAGGCTTATCTTCCTTTCGTTGCGCTTAGTGTTCTTGGATTTCTCCCGGATATAATTTATCTGTTCCATATCTCTAAAATCTATCTCAAGCAAATCAATGAGATTAATCCCTCCGAGATAGTAGGAGAGCATGAATACATCTCTTGCTATACGCATGCTTTTATCATTCAATTCAGCATCACGTATCAATTTCAGTTCATCAACAGTAATGTCTAGTTCACGAACCACTTTTGCCGGGGCAACGTAGTACTCAAATGGATTGACATCGTATTTGGTGATTCGATCCTTTTGTGCTCGGTTGATAATTGTGCGTAGATGTCCCATCATCATGCCGACTGTTGTTTGTGACAGATTACCGGTGTTGTTTAGATGTCTTTCGTAATTCCTAATTAGTTGGGGAGTGATTGAACTGAATAGTATGTCTCCGTGATTGAAATCTTTAAAGAAATCGATGGAGCGTTGGATAAATCCGGCATAACCTATTCGTTTATCTTCAACCAAATCATCCATGAAAGATTTGGCGTAGGGTAGAAAAGCTCCATCGTTTTCAATATTCATAATAGAAGATAAGTATTCACGTAATTGAGCACATGTATATCTGTCAGCTTCGATCTTGTCTAGTTTGTCCTGATAATCATTGAGTAGGATGCGGAGTTTTTTGTTTATCGTTCCGGCATCGGACCGGTTTATAACTTGACCATCCTTAAATTGGGATATGTCTTCAAGAGCAAAACGGGTTACTAAATAACGAGTCTCTTTTCGATGGCCAATTGCTATTCTTATTTTGTGAATTCCTTTTTTGGAAATTTTTGCGGGAACGACCGCTAATTTTAAAGTTGTCAT